GCGAAGCACGTGAAAAGTTCTCAACCATTGCTGGACCACAGGGCGGCGGGCAACTAAACGGTGCCGCAATGAAATCAGAAGGGCAAGCCATTATGGATGCCAAAATTGAAGAACTCAAAATGTATGTGGATGCCTCGCAGCCGTTAACTTGGGTCATCGGCTAATTTAAGACTTGATCTTTCTCTAAAAGTCTGCTATACTAAGTGCATGGCTGATATTATGATTGATATTGAAGGTCTTGCAACAGGACCAGATGCCACTATTCTTACAATAGCGGCGCAAACTTTTAACCCATTGAGCAGTGGGTATTATCCACGACAATATTATGCTCGAATAACATTAGAAAGCCAGGAAGATCGAAAGATTGAGCAGGGCACCATAGACTGGTGGGCAACTCAAAAAGAAGCACAGGCAGAAGCATTCGCTGAAGATGGGCGTATTCCGCTAGACCAAGCACTAAAAGAATTACATAAACTGACCTGGCAATGCAACAGAGTGTGGATGAATGGGCCCACGTATGATGCTAATATTTTAGAACACGCTTACAAGAGTTATGGAATGGGATTGCCGTGGCAGTATTACAAAATTAGAGACACAAGGACCATTTACAGCCTGTGGCCCGAACTACCTATACCTCCCACTAGCCACCATGCACTAGAAGACTGTCGCAGACAAATCGGAATGCTTCAAGACACTCTTAAATACCTCAATGTCCAAGAGTTAAAATGAGTGATTCAAAGTTTATATGCAAAGCCCCTTGGGTAAGTGTAGCATTTCAGCCTAGTGGCCAAGTTGGCCCGTGCTGTATATTTGAACTTGACAATCTCAAAGACATAGGCACATCAGTTGAAAGTGTGTTTGAGCAAGAACGCAATGATTTTCTCGCTGGAAACATTCCCCAGGGTTGTAAAAAATGTCACTATAGTTTTTTAGAAACTGGAAAAAGTGCAGCCGACTCGTTTGATCAATATCAAACTGATTTTGATAAAGTTCACATACAAGAAATAAACGTTAAATCAAACAATATTTGTAATCTTGCCTGCAGAAGTTGCGGCCCACATTTTAGTTCAAAATGGGAAGAAGAGTTTGGGAACATTATAACAATAACCAAAAATAAGTCGGTATTAGACAATATAAAATTGATAAACTTATCTCATCTTAAAACTGTGGTCATAGCCGGTGGCGAGCCCACGTTGACTCAAGAGCATGTGGATGTTTTACAAAATTTGTTGGATATAGGGCATACCAATGTTGCCATACGTATTTCAACTAATCTAACAAGTCTAAAATACAAGCAAGTCGACCTGATCTCTCTCTGGCAGAATTTTCCTAATCTTCAATTACAACTCAGCATCGATGCAGTAGAAGACCGTGCCAAACACATACGATCGGGCTCAGACTGGGAAGTTATTGGTAAAAATCTCAAAACAATTGTTGCTAGTAAAATATCATACTATGTCAACGTCACTGTGAGTGCATTAAACATTTGGTTCCTTGAAGAAACGTTGGCACATTTAAAAACCAACTTTGATATAGATTTTAAAAACATTAGTTTTAACATACTATTTGGCCCGGAGCAGTTGAGTATACAAATTATACCATCGGAATACCGAGAAGATCTAAATCTCATGTTGGATAGGTGCACTGCCCTGGGATATAGTCTAAAGCAAGTAAAAACTTATTTTGACAGTACGAACAGACAAGATCTTTGGCCAAATTTTTTAATATATAATCTTATGTTGGATCGTTCGAGAAAAGAAAATTTCTTTGATTCATTGCCCATAAAAAAACATTTGATAGAACAATGGATTAAACTTTAATAGGAAAAATATGATTATTGGCATTTGTGGATTTATTGGTTCAGGCAAAGATACCATTGCTGATTACCTGGTAAACTTGCATCATTTTCGCAGAGAAAGTTTTGCAAGCACACTAAAAGATGCTGTGAGTCAAGTGTTTGGTTGGGACAGAACCCTGCTGGAAGGTCGCACCAAGCAAGCACGTGAATGGCGTGAACAAGTGGATCCATGGTGGGCGGAACGCCTACACATACCTACACTAACACCGCGTTGGATCCTACAATACTGGGGCACAGAAGTATGCAGAGCCGGCTTCCACGATGACATCTGGATTGCCAGCCTAGAAAACAAACTGCGTCACAGCCAGGATGATGTGGTGATATCAGACTGCCGCTTTCCCAATGAAATCCGTGCTATCAAAAACGCCGGCGGCCGAGTCATCAGAGTCACTCGTGGTGCAGAACCTGCTTGGTATGATGCCGCAATGAGTGTAAATCGTGGTGCTAATGGCAACTCAACTTGGGCACTGAGTCAGCGCAAATTGGAAAAATATGGTGTACATGCATCGGAAACTGCTTGGGTAGGCACCCGGTTTGACGTGGTACTAGACAACAACGGCACTCTAGATGACTTGTACCAGCAGGTTAAACAACTTGTGGCAAATTAATTGTCAGGCTCCAAATCTCCCTTTTTCCAAACACTGTCTGTACGTTGAAGATTTATTTCGCAATTCTTACAGACACTACGCAAATTCTTGAGATCATTGTGTGCCAAATTTCCATCTACATGGAACACTAACATTTGTGCTGACCATCTAGCTTTGAATCCGCAACAATCGCAACTCATTTTCTTTTTATAACCTGCCGCTTTCCACCGCGGCACAAACGGTTTTGGATTTTTCTTTTTCTTCAGGCATGCATCACATCTAGTGCGGTAATGTGTTATATCATCCTTGATATAATTTACAGCCACAGGTCTTTGTTCACAAACACAGCACAATGATCGTGCAACTTGTTTAGTTGGTTGTTTAACTCGAAGGCCTGATGATCTAGATGACGAGTTATAATAATTATCATTGTCTGCTACATCATATAATCCAAGATAGTAATTTTCACGATCTTTTATTTTGCTTGCATCATTTACATATTCAAGAATTTTACGTTCAAAATTTGCAAGCCCATGTTCTCTTAGAGAACTCCGGAATCGTTTACCTCCACCTATATACCCATCGTCTTCTGATCCAGTATGGGCACCAATGTACTTCATGTTATCAATTTTGTTAGTCCATTCATATATGAATCCAGCATATTCGCTCATATTTTTCTCCTAAACCTTTACAAAGGTATTTATGATTGCGACTTTTTTTTACTAATCGGTAAATATTAGAACTTGAAAAGGAAACCATTATGGCTTTAACATCACCAGGCGTAGAAGTAACAGTAATTGACCAGAGTCAATACATACCTTCAGCCGTTAACACAGTACCTTACTTTTTGCTGGCCACAGCGCAAAACAAAGTATCCAGTGACGGCGTCACTGTAGCAGCCGGTACTCTTGCCGCTAATGCAAACAAAACATATTTGATCACCAGTCAACGCGATTTGGCACAGACTTTTGGTGTGCCGTTCTTCTACAACACCACAACAGGTACTCCCATCAACGGATACGAACTCAACGAGTACGGATTACTTGCCGCTTACTCAGCCCTGGGCGTTACAAACCGTTGTTATGTACAACGTGCCAACATTGATTTGACAGCACTCACTGCAAGTTTAACTCGTCCTACTGGTGCACCTGCAAATGGTTCTTTTTGGTTGGATACATCTATTACATCGTGGGGCATTCAGGAGTGGAATGCCGCTACTCAAGCATTTGAAGTAGTAACACCATTGATAGTCAATGACACCACTGAAGTTGTTAATTTTGACGATGATACTCTTGGTATTGCTGATTACGCTCCTATACCATCTTATGGCGCAATTGGCGACTATGCAGTAATCTCTTGTTCACAACACAATCCAATCTATTACAAAAATTATTTGAACACCTGGGTTCTTGTTGGCAGCAATGCTTGGAAAGCGTCATACCCCACAGTGCAAGGCACAAACTCACCAACTTCACTGACCATTGGTGCCAACATGATCATCAATGGCACCACTGTCACTGTTGGTGCAACCAACACTGTGGACGGATTTGCTACTGCCATTAATACTGCTGCCATTACAGGAGTCACAGCCAGTGCTGTGAGCAATCAACTGTATATCTATGCCAACAGTACCGCTGCCAATGATGGTTCAACTCTCAGCAATGATGGTGTTGTTTCTATTCAAGCAGGCCCCAATCTTGGCACAGCATTGTTGACAGCCCTGGGCATCACAGCATCTGAATATGCCGCACCAGAATATTTGCCATCATACAGTTACGAACAACCAAAATGGATCACAGCCGCAGGTGCAGCTTATGCTAGACCAACCGGCAGTGTTTGGCAAAATCTCAGCATTGCCAACAATGGAATGCAACTGGTTCTAAAACAATACAGCGCCGCACTTGGCACCTGGGTTGCACAATCAGTTCCTGTATATTTCAATGATGCTTACGCAAATTATGCATTAGATCCAACCGGTGGCGGTAAAAATATTCCTGTTGGTACCACGTATGCTCAATACAATGCCATGGGATATTTGAGCACCCCATTGACCACAGCAGCTTTTGAGATTTATGAACGTTATGCATTGGGTGCAACTGTGGTCACAGGAACCACAGTTCCTACCGGAAATGCATTTGCAGGTGTCAGTTTCTTCTTGAGCGGCAGCCAACCTGGCAGCACAGCGACCAACATATCCCTGGTCACAGTTGGTGGCACAGGTACAGTAACAGATTATATAACAGCGGTCAGTGCGGCAAACGTGCCTTATGTGAGTGCCACTATAAATTCTGCTGGTAACATAGTGTACACCAACAGTTCAGGGGGAACCATTGGCTTGGCTGACAGTGTAGGAACAGGCACCGCCACAGCTGGATTCACAGATTCAACTGAGTTTTGTCGTCCAAGTAATATCACTGCTAATTTGTTGATTCTCAGTAACTGGGTAAATGGTCCTACATTTACGCATACATCTAGCAATACCGCCCCGGGCCAAGATCCAGCAGATGGTCGCTTGTGGTATTACAGTGCAGTGGATGCGGCTGATATCATGATTCAAGACGATGGCATGTGGATGGGTTATCGAAACGTGACCAACGATGCTCGTGGTTACAATTTGACTTTGACCAATGCAACCGGACCTATCATCAGCGCCACTGCACCCACAACACAAACCAACACCGCAATGTCGGCCTTGGTGTATGGTGATCTATGGATCGACACCAGTGACTTAGAAAACTATCCCAAATTGTATCGCTGGCAACCAGTCAGTGGTGTTGCACAATGGGTAGAAATTGATACCACTGATCAAACCACACAAAACGGTGTTTTGTTTGCTGATGCACGTTGGGCACCAAATGGAACAACAGACCCAGTGGCAGATCCTTTGCCACCAATTGGCACTGGAAGCACACCATTGAATACCAGTAACTACCTGGATCCAGACGCTCCTAACTCTAGTTTGTATCCACAAGGTATGCTGTTGTTTAACACACGTCGTTCAGGTTATAATGTCAAGAGTTTCCAAATGGATTACTTTACGACCACAGCCACCGACTATGCAATTGATGCATACTCGGCAACTACGGCTTACGCTGTGAATGACTTTGTGAGTTACAACAACGGCATTTATGTTTGCACCGTTGCTACCTCAGCAGGTACTGCACCAAGCAATACTGCATACTGGGATTTGATCAATCTCAACACCTGGCTCACAGCAAGTGGCAACAAGGACAACGGAAGCATGTGGTCGGGTCGCCTGGCACAACGTCAAATTATTGTGCAGGCGCTCAAGTCAGGCATTGATACCAGTGTCACAGCACGTGAAGAGCAGACACAATACAATATCATTGCCACACCTGCTTACCCAGAATTGACACCAAACATGATTGGTGTCAATTCTGG